GAGGAATACAAGTTCTTCAAGATCGTCACGGTTGAGCAGTTGGCTGATGCCAACGACAATCTGGGTCAGAAGTTTATGAGCTTCCACTCGGACAAGCAGAAGGCCAAGGCATTCCTTGAGGTGGCTGCAGGCAACGCGCCTATCGAGAAGATGCACGCTGAGCTTGCCAAGCGTGATGAAGAAATTGAGACGCTGAAGGCGCAGATGGCTGCGCTGATGGCCAACACCAAGCAGCGCAAGGTTGCGGCTACCGAAGAAGCCTAACGTAAGGACTGAGCAATGGCATTCCAGCTTGTAGACGACTCATCGCTGCTTGCCGTTGTTCAGAACATGGCGTCTATGGTGGGGTATCCGACCCCAGCAGACGCCGCTGGATCGACTGATCCGGCAGTGCAGCAGATGGTGCAGGCGGTCAACCTCGCTGGGGTTGATCTCCTGTCCATGCACGATTGGCAGGAGCTGACAAAGCCTTACACCATCAGCATCGTCTCAGACATGAGCGGGCAGAAGGAGAAGGCGTTTGCGCTGCCGGATGACTTCTACGAGTTTGTTGACCAGACTCAGTGGAACGAGACGAATCAGTTGCCTGCGCTGGGTCCAATTAGTGCTCAGTTTTGGCAGCAGTTGTTGGTGCGTACCACGCTGCCAACGCTGTCCTTTTACTGGCAGGTCCGCGACAACCAGATTTACATCTTGGCGCCGCCTGACAGTGCGCAAGACCTGACGTTCTTCTACTTGTCTATTGCGTGGGTCCGCGATGCGGATGACTCCACGCTGTACAAGAACCGCGTCACCAAGAACGGTGACGTCATCTTGATTGACCCGTATCTGGTCACACTGCTGGCGCGTGTAAAGTGGCTGGAGATGAAGGGCTTTGATTCCGCTGCGGCCATGCGTGACTTCCAAGTGAACTTGGAAAACCGCAAGGGCAACGAGCGAGGAGCACCCGTGCTGACGATGGTGCGGGACTACACGTTCCCATACCTGCAACCGCTGACGAATACGCCTGACACCGGCTACGGAGCCTGATATGCCTCTGCAGGAGTTGGCTCCATTCAAGACGCCGCGTAGGGCAGCGGCTACGCAGACGTCATCTTTGGTCAACGTGCCCGCGCCTGTGGGTGGGTTGAACCTGCGTGACCCCATCAGCGCCATGTCACCGATTGACGCTGTGGTGCTGGACAACATGGTCCCGCGTCAGACTGGCGTCGAAATTCGTTACGGCTATCAAGTGTTTACGGAAGAGATTGGCTATGAGCCAAAGTCCGTGTTTGCGTATAGCGCGTTGAATGGCGAAGACAAGCTGTTTGCGGCGGCCAACGGCAACATTTATGACATCACTGACGGCACGGTAACCGTCTCTCAGTCCGCGACTGGCAGTACCGATGACATCTGGTCTACCACGATGTTTTCGACGGGCGCTGACAACTTCCTGCTGGCTGTGTCTGCGAGTGGCGGTTATTGGACGTATTCAAACGCAACCGGGTGGATCAAGCGTACGCCATCAAGCCTGCCGACAACAGGATTGAATTCTGTAATGGTATGGAAGCAACGCGTCTTCTTTACCGTCAAGAACAGCGCCAACATCTATTACATGCACAACGTCAATGTTGTGACTGGCGCGACGTCCGCGTTCAACATGGGCTCGCAGTTGCGCAATGGTGGCTACATCTGCGGCTTGATCAGTTGGACGCTGGACGCTGGCGTTGGCATTGATGATCACTTGGTAGTGGTTGGCTCGCAAGGCGACCTGTCTGTGTGGACTGGTACTGACCCGGCTAGCGCGACCACTTTTGCCATCAAGGGCACTTGGTACGTTGGCCCTGTGCCGACCATCGGACGCTTTTTCACCGCGTTTGGCGGTGATGTGATGATCCTGTCTGAGATGGGTCTGGTGCCCGTCAGCAAGCTGGTCAACGGGCAGTTTGTTGAATCCAACAATGGCGTCAGCAGCAAGATTCAGTCTGTGTTGACGCCATTGGTGCGCCAACTGCGCAATGTCGAAGGCTGGGACATTTTTATTGTCCCGTCGCAGGACATTTTGGTTATCAAGCTACCGCCGCAAAACGGTGTGTATCAGCAGTTCGCCATGAACATCACCACGGGCGCGTGGTGTACGTTCAGCAACATGCCAATGTTTGCGACGGCCATTTGGGATGGTGAGCTGTACTTCTGCACTGGTGAGGTTGTTTGTCACGGCTTGTATGGCAAGCGCGATGGAGTTGCGCTGGATGGCACTGGCGGTGACCCGATTGAAGGCGATGTGCAGACATCGTTTCAGTCATTTGACTCGCCTGGGCAAATCAAGCGCTTTGGTCTAGCTCGCCCAGTGTTTGTGGCACCCGAAGCGCCAAGCGTCAAGCTGCGCGTTAACACTCAGTATCAGTTCACTGGCGTTGAAGGCTCTCCAGCGTTCTCTCAAGACGCGTTGGCGTTTTGGGATTCTGCGGTGTGGAACGCTGCCTTGTGGGTGGGCGGGACTGACACTTATGAGTCTTGGGTTGGTGCAACTGGGCTAGGTTACTACGGCTCGATTCGCATGAAGGTGCGCGGCGTTCCGCAGACGCTATTCATGTCTTCGCACCTCATGGTCAATGTTGGGGGAATGATGTAATGGCAACCGCACCGGCTACTGTGGCACCCGCCAACGCGTTGATCATGGCTTTGCGGGCTGCTACGCCAACGCAAGGGCAAGCGTCTACGCTGCGTTTTTACGACAACCCTGAAAACAGCGTTTACACCCCGCGTGTGCGGCCTGTGTATGTGCCTCCTGCGTTGCCGCCTGGCCTGAATATTGGTCCGCAGTTGCCTGCTCCTGCGCCTGCTCCGACACCTCCCGCGCCTGCTCCTGTCCCTCCAGCGCCACGGCCTTCATTTATTCAGCCCAAAAGCACGCTCATCTCGCTAGACGATGAGCCTGTTACGCCGGATGTTCCTGATTACACAGATGATTTGTTTGGCCCTGATGTAGGACCGCCTTCGCCTCCTGGGCCTGATGTCAGGCCACCAGCCCCGGTGCAAACTTATCCCGTCTATACGGCGCCTGCGTTCACATCAAGGTTGATTGAAGAAAAGTCGCCATCTGTTGAGGTCATCCAAGATTTGCCTGTATCAACCGATCAGGTTCCTCCGACTGATGCTGCAGATGACTTTGAGATTGATCGAGAGCTTGGCATCGTGTCTCAGTACGATGTGTTTGGACCGTTCTTAACAGCTAGCAACAAGCCGACAAAAAAGCCTTCTGTTGATGTCATTGAGGGGCTTGACGTCACCGACGCGCCTGCTGTCAAAACGGACCCTGCGGATGACTTTGAAATTGACCGCGAGGCGGGGTTGGTGCCTGAGTGGGATGTCTACGTTCCACCGCCTCCACCCCCCCCGCCGCCTCCTCCACCTCCGCCTGAGCCCAGCGCACCAGATGGCGGCGGCGAAGGTGATCCTGGCGGCTTTGGCGATTTCTACGTTCCTCCGACAATCATTCGCAGTGTGTCTCCAGACCCTCTAGATGAGTGGGATGAGATTGAGTTGCCAGAGCCTGAGATTCCATTGCCGGAAATCCCTGCGCCATCGCTCTCAATGTCTGATGCTTCCCTGCTTGACCTGCTGATGGGCTTGGACATGAACGACATGGATGTGTCTTACATGAACTACGGACGATGAAGCTGGTCACGGATCAACCCGGCAGCCCGCCAGTCATTTGGGAGTGGATGAACAGGCAGACGCGTCTGCCTTGGTCGAGTGATCTGCGTTGCATTGCTGCGATGCGTGATGATGGAACGATTGCTTGTGCTGTTGCTTTCAATGCGTGGACTGAGCAAGCGTGCTGGATGCACGCGGCGTTTGATCATGAGCACGCGCTCACGCGTTCGCTGTGGCGTGCGGCGTTTGAGTATCCGTTCATTACATGCGGCAAGTCTGCCGTGTATGGCCTGACGCCAAAGCACTTGGAAGAGGCGCTCAAGATGAATCGGAAGTTGGGATTTAAGGAGATCGCGCAGACAATTGACTGCGTGATGTTCGAGATGAAAGTCGAAGATTGCCGTTGGCTAAAAGGAGCTAAACATGGGCGGTAAGGGAAGAGCGCCAGCCGCGCCGGATTACGTCGGCGCTGCTCAGCAGCAAGCGGCAGCTTCCAGAGAGCTGACCAATGTTCAGAACTTTGCGAACCGCCCGACGATCAACACGCCGTTTGGTTCGCAATCTTGGCAAACCGGCAGCACCGTTGATCCTGCAACGGGTCAGACGGTTACGTCTTGGACCCAAAACAACACTCTTGCGCCTGAGCTTCAGCAGGCGCTTGGGGCGCAGATTGGTTTGCAGAATGAGCGCAGCCAGCTTGCGTCTGACTTTATGGGGCGCGTGGAACAGGAATACCAGCGTCCGTTTGACTGGCAGAGCTTGCCCCAAATGGCTGGGCTCGATCAAACAACCAGCCTCAACACGCAAGTTGCTGATTACACGCCCGCGTTGCGCACAGATGTAGCTCAACAAGGTGTTGTCGGAGGTTTCAATTTTGGTGGCCCTCAAATGGGCGTTGCTTCGTTTAACGAGGCAATACAGGGTGGTGTTCCGCAGTACGGGTTGCAGACGTCATTTGATCCAATGATGTCTAGCCTTCGCACTAACACGCAGCAGTCTCCCGTATCCACATCGTTTGATCCGATGACGGGCGGCGTGCAGCGTGGCGTGCAAAACCTTGACGTTAATAGGCAATTCAACCCTATGACTCAAGGAATCACATCGTCCTTGCAGAACACGAGTGTTGACACTGGGTTTACACCCATGAACAACAACATCAGGTCTTCAGTGCCCAACATAGCTGTTGACACTCAGTTTGACCCGATGGCTAACGACATCAGAAGGTCAGTTCAGAACTTCAATCTTGATGCCAGGTTTACGCCAATGATTGGCGATTTGAGCCGAGGCGTTCAAAGAGAGTCTTTGCAGCGCGGCTTGAATATGGGTGACAACCCAGCTTTGCCGCAGTTTGACTCTAGCTATCGTGACACTGTGGCTCAGTCTTTGATTGAGCGTATGCAGCCTGTGCATGAGCGTCAACAACAGCAACTTGAGACGCAGTTGGCCAATCAGGGCTTTACGGTTGGTAGTGAAGGCTACACGCGTGCTTTGGCGGATTTACAGGCGCGTCAAGCTGCAGAGCGTTACAACGCTTTGGATACCGCAGGCAACGAAGCTCAGCGTCTGTTCAACATGGGCATGGGTGCGCGTCAGCAAGCCTTCCAAGAGGATGTGACTGGCGGTCAGTTTTCCAACGCTGCTGCCCAGCAAGCATTTCAGCAAGGTTTGTCTGCAAACCAGTTTCAGAACCAGGCTACGCAGCAAGCATTTCAGCAAGACATGGCGGCGCGTCAAGCGGCTAATCAAACGCTTGGACAGCAGTTTGGTCAGAATATTCAGTCCGCTAACTTTGGCAATCAAGCAATTCAGCAAGCGTTTAATCAGAACGTTGCTGCGCGTCAAGCTGCCAATCAAGCGCGTGGGCAGCAATTTGTACAGAACCTGCAATCAGCAAACTTTGCTAATCAGGCGTTGCAACAGGGCTTTCAGCAAGACATGGCTGCAAGACAGGCGGCAAATCAGGCCCGTGGTCAGCAGTTTGGACAAAACCTGCAAACCGCCAATTTTGGCAATCAGGCTTTGCAGCAGGCTTTTCAGCAGGATTTGGCTGCAAGACAGGCAGCCAACCAAGCGACCGGCCAACAGTTTGGGCAGAACTTGCAGGCGGCAAACTTTGGCAACGCTGCTTTGCAGCAGGCTTATCAACAGGCGCTTGGCGCTACGCAGGCGGCTAACGCTGCACGCGGGCAGGAATTCCAACAAAACTTGGCTGGCAACCAGTTTGCCAATCAGGCTATTTCGCAGGGATTCCAGCAGAACATGGCGGCTGACCAAGCCAGCAATGCCGCGTTGAATGCTCAATTTCAGCAGGGTCTGTCTGCCGGTCAGTTTGGCAACGCTGCTGCAAATCAAGCGTTCCAGCAAAACTTGGGCGCTGCACAATTTGGCAACCAAGCGCAGCAGCAGTTGTTTGGTCAAAACCTGTCACAGGCTGACTTGGCCAACCGTGCTGCAGCACAGGCATTCAGCCAAGACCTTGCAGCTAATCAGTTCAACAATCAGGCGCTGGGCCAAGCGTCTGCGTTGGATTTGGCGCGGATGCAAGCTCAAAACAACGCGCTTGCACAGCAGCAATCTCTGAATCAGAGCTTTGCTGACCAGCAAAACCGACTGCGCCAGCAGGCGATTGCAGAGCAGATGCAGCGCCGTGGCATGTCGCTCAACGAGATGAACGCGTTGCTGTCTGGTCAGCAGGTCGCTATGCCGCAAATGCCATCGTTTGTGTCTGCTGGCCGCGCCGAGACGCCCAACATCTTGGGCGCCACGCAGATGGGATATGACGCGGCTCTTGGCGCGTACAACGCTCAGCAGGCGGCTGGCGCCAATATGCTGGGTGGTCTGTTCTCTTTGGGTAGCGCGGCAATGGGTAATCCCGCTGGCTTGTTTGGATTTGGAAGGTAAGCCATGAACCAAGATGAAATGATGTTTGAGTACCTCTTGCAGATGGGCGCTATGCGCCCTGAAGAGGTGGAGATGATGCGCAAGCAAAAGCAGATCGATGCGTTGCGTGGCGCCTCGATGGAGACGCCGCAAGGGCAGATGATTGGCAAGCACTATGTGCCGCCGTCAATCACGCAGTACGCGGCGCAGTTGGGGCAGGGGTACATGGCTGGCAAGGCTCAAAAGGGCCAAGACACGGCCATGCGCGGCATGAACGAGCGTCAGCGTGCGTTGCTTGAAGAGATGCGCAAGCGCCGCATGGGCGGCATGACTGCTGGCGCGTATGGCATGCCCGACTCTGGCACTGGCGAAAGCTCCGTTTACTAAGGAGTGCTCATGGCAACGAGCTTCTATGAAGACAGCATGGAGCGGCGGCGGCGCATGCTGCCCATGTCGCTTGGCGTGCAGTCGCCTGACGGCGTTCTGACACAGACGGTGCAGCCTGGGCAGGCCACGCAGGCCGCTGCTTCGTTGCCGCGCTCACTTGAACTGCGCCGCAAGATTGCCGAGCTGGAAGGCTCGCAGGCTGAAGACGATGGCGGCATGTCCACGCTGAACGCGCTGGCTGCGCAGTTCGCGGGCGAGTCATTCGCGCCCATCCAAGCCCAGTACCTCAAGCGTGCATCTGCATCGTCTCCGCAGGCGCGTACTCAGGCGCAACTGGCGCGGCTGATGCGTGAGGCTGAGATTGCTGACCGGCAGGAGGGTCAGCAGGCTTTGCAGGCTGAGCGATTGGCGGCGCAGCAGCAGGCAGAGGCTGAGCGGCGTGCAGCGGCTGCTGAGAGGGCTGCGCAGTCGGATCAACTGCGGCGTGATTTGGCGGGGCAAGCTGACGCCACGCGTCGAGATTTGGCGGCTATTGCACGATCCAGCCAAGGCGCACAGCCCTACTTCCAGCCGTTGCAGACCGCGCAAGGCGTCATGGCCTTTAACAATCGCACGGGCCGCATGGAGCCTGTCATGGGCGCTGACGGCAGGCCGATTCTGGGCGCTGCTGCAGACCCGGCTTTGCAAGGCGCTCTGACAGGAGCACGCGAGACGGCAAAGGCTGGCGTTGAGTCCACCGTTGAGACGCGCAAGAACATCTCGCGTGCGGATGAGATGTTGGGCCAAATCAGGACCGCAGAAACTCTGTTGTCGGCTGGCCCGACGCAGAGCGGCATTGGCGCCATGCGTGATGCGGCTGGACGGGTTGTTGGGCTGTCAACGCCAAGCGCCCGCGTTGCATCGCAGCTTGAGACTCTTTCGGGCTGGCTGGTTACCAACGTCCCGCGCATGAAAGGCCCGCAGTCGAACTTTGATGTGCAGGTCTACCGCGAGATGGCCGGTAAGGTTGGCGACAGGACTGTGCCGGTTGCTGAGCGTAATGCTGCCCTGCAGACCCTTAAGGGCTTGCAGGAAAAGTACCGCGAGCTGAATCAGCAGAAGCTGAGCGGGGCATCTCCCGCGCCTGCGCCATCTCGCGCTGGCAGCTTGACACCTGCCGAGCAGGCAGAGCTTGAGCAACTGCGCAAGGCTTTGGGAAGGTAAAGCATGGACCCGCGCCAAGAACTTGAGATGCTGCGCCGCTTGGCCGAGCTTGAGGCCAAAGCCGGGCGCCCTGTGCAAACTGAGCAACCGCAAGCCAAGCCAGAACCATCATTTCTGCGCCAAGCCGCTGGCGCGGTTGGCAACTTGGCTGCTGGTGCTCTGCGCGGCGCGGGCTCCATCGGCGCCACTTTGCTGGCTCCGCAGGACATGCTGCAGGATGCTCTGCAAGGTCGTGGCTTGTCGCTGCAAAGCAACCGCGAGCGCCGCGCTGCAATGGATGAGGGGCTGCGCTCAATGGGCGCTGATCCTGAATCGATGTCCTATCAGGCAGGCAAGATCGGCGGTGAGATTGCGGGCACTGCGGGTGCTGGTGGCGTGCTTGGCAAGGCTGTGGAAGTCACCGGCAGGGCTCCTATGCTGGCTCAGGCGCTGCGCAGTGGCGGCATGGCTGCAGGCCCTAACATGGCAACCCGTGTGGCTGGCGGTGCGGCTAGCGGCGGCGCATCTGCTGCGCTGGTCAACCCTGAAGAGGCTGGCACTGGCGCACTGATTGGTGGCGGCCTGCCGCTGGCAATGCGTGCAGCGCGTGGCGCGGTAAGTGCTGGTCGCAACATCGTTGGCGCGTCTACTGGCGCAGGCGAGCAGGCGCTAAAGACTGCGTATGAGTCTGGCAAGGCAGGCGGCGCTCAAGCCAAGGCATTCCGCGAGAACATGCGCGGCCAAGCCGACTTGACTGATGTACTCGATGACGCTCGCGCCAATCTGGACACGATGCGGCAAGCGCGTTCGGCAGAATACAGGGCCAACATGGCGCCTGTGACTGCCGACAAGACCGTGCTTGATTTGCAGCCTATCGGCAAGTCTGTTCAGGACTCCATCACCCAATTCACATTCAAAGGCCAAGCGCGTAACCCGCAAGTTTTGAACGCGCTTAAGGACGTTGAGGAAGAGGTGCTGAACTGGAGCAAGCTAGACCCTGCTGAATTCCACACGCCAGAAGGCTTAGACGCGCTCAAGCAGCGTATCAGTGCTATTCGTGAGCGTCAGCCCGTTGAGGCTACTGCGGTCCGCAAGGCCATTGGCAACGTCTACAACAGCGTCAAGCAACAGATTGAGTCCCAAGCGCCTGACTACGCAAAGGCGATGAAGGACTACACGCAGGCGTCTGAGTTGCTGGATGAGATCACGCGCAGCTTGTCGCTGGGCAATCGAGCCAGCGCAGACACTGCCATGCGCAAGCTGCAGTCTGTGATGCGTAACAACGTCAACACCAACTATGGCGCTAGGTTGTCATCGCTGCAGGAGCTTGAGCAGCAAGGAGGGCGTCAGTTGATGCCGCAGTTGGCTGGTCAGGCTTTGAACGACTTTATGCCGCGTGGCATTCAGCGTGCAACGGCGCCGCTGGCATCGTTGGCAACAGGTTCTGTGGCGGGCATTCCTGGCGGCATTGCTGCGGCTGCCACATCGTCACCGCGTTTGATGGGCGAGGCTGCTTACTTTGCTGGCCGAGCTGATCCGTTCATTGAAGCACTCAGGCGCGGCACTCGGTATGCCGCCCCTGTTCTTGGCGCACAGTAAGGAGTAAACATGCCTCGCAACGGTTCTGGTTCGTACTCATTGCCAACTGGCAACCCGGTAGTCACCGGCACCACGATTGAAGCATCGTGGGCCAACACCACGCTGAGCGACATTGGCAACGAGCTTACCAACTCGCTGAGCCGCACGGGCGCTGGCGGGATGACGGGGGCATTTAGAGCTGCCGATGGTTCCAGCACGCTGCCTGGCATTGCGTGGGGGTCTGAGACTTCGACTGGCTTTTATCGCGCCACCACCTCGGACATGCGGGCTGTGGTGGCGACGGGGCTCATTCAGAAGTGGACGGCGGCAGGTAGTGAGTTCAACTCCAACGTCAACATCCCTGCCAATGGGCGTGTTGGCTACTTGGCGCAGTCTGATACTTCAACGGTTGCTGGTGTGACGATTCCGAATTACGGACTCGGAGTCGGCGTGTTCACTGGCTTCACCAACCCCGGCGTATGGCTTGGCGGTTATGACGGGCTGTTGCTTGGAACCAACGGCGCTGAGCGCATGCGCATCAATTCCGCAGGCAACGTCGGTATTGGCGCTACTCCTAGCGCTTGGGGCAACGAGTTTGTTGCTTTGGAGTTTGGCGGCACAGGCGCGTCAGTGTCCTCTTACAAGTCAGCTCCGACTGCTGCAGAGTGGGCCTACTTCACATCCAACGCGTACAACGACAACACCAACTGGAAATTTATCCGCGATGGGCGTGCTGCCAATTACTCACTAAACGACGGCAAACACGTTTGGTACACATCCAGCGCGTCTGGGAGCATCGGCGGCAACGTCACCTTTAATCAGGTGATGGAAATTGACACGGCTGGCAACGTCGGTGTTGGCGTAGCCAGCCCGCAAGCCAAACTCGACGTTGGCGGCGACTACCGCGAAAAGGTCAATACCGCCAACACCGGCACCGCGTACACCATCAACCTGTCTGACGGCACGATTCAGATTCTGACGCTGACTGGCAACTGCACGTTCACTTTCCCGACAGCAACTGCTGGCAAGTCTTTTATGATCTTGCTGAAACAAGACGGCACGGGCAGCAGGACTGTGACATGGCCTGCAAGCGTCAAGTGGCCTGGAGCGTCAGCCCCTACCGTTACAAGCACAGCAAGCAAGTTGGACAAGTACGTTTTTACCGCTGATGGAACCAACTGGTACGGCAGCAACGGCGGACAAAATTACACGGTGTAAACAATGTTTAGTTCTAATACGGCTTTATACATAAAGCCTGGGCAACAGGCTTACACATCAGCAGGAACTTACAGCTGGACTTGTCCAAGTGATGTAACAAGCGTCAGTGTTGTTTGCGTTGGCGGCGGCGGGGGAGGCGGCGACAACAACGGAGATTACGGCGGCGGTGGCGGTGGCTTAGGCTATAAAAACAATATCTCTGTTAGTCCAGGAAGTACATACACAGTAGTTGTTGGCGCTGGTGGTTTGGGTTTTACAGGTTCTCCAACAAGTTCTAGAAACGGCGGAGACAGCTACTTTATAAATTCTTCCACTGTTTGCGGATATGGCGGCAGTTCTACCGGGGGCTCATATGTCGGCGATGGCGGTGGTTCTGGAGGAAATCCGGCAACTGCTGGGGCTGGTTCTGGAGCAGGCGGCTACTCAGGTTCTGGTGGCGGCGGTACAGGAGGTGTTGCTGGATCAGGCGGTGGTGGTGGTAGTGGCAGCTATGGTGGAGTTGTTGGTAACGGAGCTGGAGGCGGCGGTGTTGGTCTTTTAGGTCAAGGAAGCAACGGCGCTGCTGGATCGCCAGCTAATGCTGTTAACTTTAACGAATTTATGGGCGGTGGCGGTGGAGGATCGGGGGGTTTTAATGGTAGCAGTACATATACTGTTGCTGGATTCCCTTACACGCCTACCAGTGGCGGCGCTGGTGGTCTTTATGGTGGTGGCGGTGGTTGCGCATATGACACCACTGGAGCCAATGGAGCCAATGGTGCTGTTCGTATCATTTGGGGCACTGGACGGGCCTTCCCATCAACTAACACAGCGGATGTGTGATGACTGATGACGATTTCCGACGCCTAGAAAACAAGGTGGATAAGCTGACAGACGCGGTGACGCGTTTGATCTTGATCGAAGAACGCCAGTCATCGCAGGGCGAACGCATCGGTAAATGCGAATCAGCGATTGCCGTGCACGACATCTCCATCCACAAGACCGACCGCAAGGTGGACCAGTGGGTCAATCGCGGAATTGGGGTGTGGGTAGCAGCCACCATGCTATTCGCTGTGGTGCAGTTTGGCGCAAGGTTTGTGAAGTGATTGAGGCGCTGTTCTCCTTCCTTGGCGGAAGCGTCTTCCGCATGATCTGGGGCGAAGTGTCTGCTTGGTACAACAAGCGCCAAGACCACGCTCATGAGATTGAGCGCATGCGCCTGCAAAGCGAGATGGAAGACAAGGCGCATGAGCGCATGCAGGCCGCGCTGACTCTGCAGCACCAGCTTGGCATCCAGATGGTTGAGGCCAAGGCCGAAGCGGACGTTGCCGTAGCCGAGGCCAGCGCGTTTGCCAAGGTTATGGAAAACGCCTTCAAGCCCACCGGCTGGGCTATCGTGGACATCTGGAACGGCATCATCCGCCCGTCTGCGGCCACCATTGCGCTCACGCTGTGGGTGCTCAAGCTGGCTTCGCAGAACTGGAAAATGGATGAGTGGGACGTCACCTTGGCGGGCACCGTGCTGGGCTTCTTCTTTGCTGACAGGTCGCTTGGCAAGCGTGGGAAATGAGCGCCATACAGGTTGCGCGTGACCTGTGCTTGGTGTTTGAGGGCATGTACCTCAAGCCCTACCTGTGTCCCGCAGCAGTCCCCACGATTGGCGTTGGCAGCACGTTCTACGAGAGCGGCACCCGCGTATCGCTCAAAGACCCGCCTATCACGCGTGAGCGGGCTATGGCGCTTTTGGAGTGGGAGCTAGAGCACTGCCTGCCGCGTGTACTAAAGCTCTGCCCTGGGCTTCCTGCGTGGGGCGAGCAGGCCACCGGGGCCGTCCTTGATTTTGCGTTCAATTGCGGCACAGGCGCCCTGCAGAACAGCACCCTGCGCAGGCGTATCAACGAGGACGATGACGCTGGCGCCCGCACAGAACTGATGAAATGGGTGCGAGGTGGTGGTAAGGTTCTGCCCGGACTGGTCCGAAGGCGGGCCGCAGAATGTTCGCTCATTTAGGGCACAAAAATGGCACACGGTGAGTGCCGAGGTGAGCTAAGTGCTTGATCGGAGAGGTGTCCGAGCGGTCGAAGGCGCTGGACTGGAATCGCGTTTTCGCAACAACAAAACCAAGCAAAACAAAGGGTTATCAGCACCTCACAGTTGCATTTCTCGCACAATCACGGCACACAAATGACACAAGGATGTGCTGTGAAAGATGACTCTTCCCAAGTTTGTCTGCGCGAGCTTAGCGAACTCAGAGACACCAACAAGAGACTGCTAGAGGTGCTCTGGCGCATTGCGGCTTCAGATCCAAATCACAAGCACTTCGCCACGTTGGTGATGGCCGAGGTCAGGGAGGCCATTGAGTTTGCTGAAGATTCCTCCCTGCTATGAACCGCGTCGAATTTGGAGACTGCCGCGACACGATGCGGCGCTGGGCTATCGAAGGCGTGAAAGCCCAGATGTGCGTCACCAGCCCACCATACTTTGGCCTGCGCGACTACGGACATAAAGGCCAAATTGGGCTTGAGCAGACACCAGAGGAATACATTGCCGCGATGGTCGAAGTGTTCCGCTGTGTGCGCAATGTGCTGGCCGACGATGGGACGCTGTGGCTAAACATTGGTGACAGCTACAACAACTTCCGCAGCCAAATGGGGCCGGGACAATCCGTTCACGGGCGTGACAAACTGAACGGGAAACCAGACGTAAAGGCGAAAAAGCGCGGCGTCGACGGCCTGAAAGAAAAAGACCTGATTGGCATCCCTTGGATGCTCGCTTTCGCCCTACGCGCAGACGGCTGGTATCTGCGCCAAGACATCATTTGGCACAAGCCCAACCCGATGCCTGAGAGCGTGCGCGACCGCTGCACCAAGGCGCATGAGTACATCTTCCTGCTGTCGAAGTCGGAGAGGTATCTTTTTGACAGCGAGGCGATGCAGGAGCCTGCGACGGGGCGTGACCCTGGGAACATCACGCCGCACAAGCACGCAGGAGAGCGGTTTGCGGAAACGAAGTCCAACCTAGCCAGCGTTGGGGCGCGTGAAACGCGCAATCGCCGCAGCGTCTGGACTGTCGCCACACGCCCCTACAAAGGCGCTCATTTCGCCACGTTCCCGCCCGCGTTGATCGAGCCCTGCATCCTTGCGGGTTCACGCCCTGGTGACATTGTGCTGGACCCGTTCATGGGGTCAGGAACCACTGCGCAGGTTGCCATGCAACATGATCGAAAATATCTTGGATGCGAACTCAATGAGGATTACGCTACTTTGCAACAGCAGAGACTTTTTGGAATCCAGCAACAAACGCGCTGCTTGTTCGATCAAGCGGACAAGCTGGACTTCAACGGCACAAAAATGGCACATTGCATCCAGCACCCGCATGCAAGTCTTTGATTGGAGAGGTGTCCGAGCGGTCGAAGGCGCTGGACTGGAATTCGGTCTAGCCCAAAAAAAAGCCCCTGCAATCAGGGGCTTAACTCTTGCGAGAGGAGAGCTGCCGGTTAACCGGCGGCACGATTCTGGCACATGGTCACGGCCTAACATTACCCTCGACATTTTTCTCGATCCATCGGGTAAGACGCGCCAGTTCTTCCGCAGTTTTGTAATACCTCTTGGCAGTTTCATGGTTCCCGTCATGTCCTGCCGAGATGGACATTTCTTCAAAAAACTCCATCGCCATGCTGGCAAATGTGTGAGCGTCCAAGTTAATGCGCAGGGAGTTTGTGTAGTTCATAGTGCTCTTTCTTCAAAAATTGATGCGCTCTGCAGCCGCTGCCAGATGCGACGGCGCAAAAGCAACGTACCTCTGCACCATGCTGTGCGAGGCCCAGCCGCCAAGTTCCTGCAGTACCTGAATCGGCGTACCCGCCTGAGCGTGCCAGGACGCCCAGGTGTGGCGCAGGTCATGGAACCTGAACCCCGGCACGCCCGCCTTTTCGCACGCGCTCTGCCACACGCTGCGGCTGATGTGCGCGATGCCAAACACAGACCCATGACGGTGCGGCAGCGCCTTCAGCAGCGCCACAGCGGCCTCATTGAGCGGCACAACGATCTGCTTGCCGCCCTTGGCGTCTTCAGGCGCCACCTTGGCCGTCGCCGCCTCAAGGTTGACAGCATCCCAGCGCAGGCCAAGGACATTGGCGCGGCGTAAGCCGGTGAGCATCGCAAACCGCACGGCAGGCCGGTACTTGGGCAGCAGGTTAGCCAACAGCGCCTCTGCCTGCTCACGCGTCAGGAACGTCTCGCGCTTGTTGTTCTCGCGCTCAGCCTTGATGAACGGGGCGCGGTCGATCAAGTCCCACTCGCGCTCTGCGGCCTTAAGGATGGAGCGGATGAGCGCCCGGTATCGGTTGCGAGTGGCGGGCTTGGCGTCCTTGGGAAGAATCTTCTCAACACGCTCCCGCGTGATCTCGCTCAACTGCCTGGCGCCCAGCTTGGGCTTGATGAGGCCAATGCGCAGCTTGTCTGTCTCTATGCTGCGCTTGCCTGCCTTCTCAATCAGCCAGCGGTCGCACGCCTGCCCAAACGTGCATTTTGGGCGCTCCTTGAGCACGCCCACGCGCCAGAGTTCACCAACGCGCATGTCATGCGCCTGCTTGGCTGCGGCTTTGTCGCCGGTCTTGAGCGATTCCCGGATGCGTTTGCCGTTGATCTGGACATCGAGCCAGTACACTTCATTACGCAGCTTGAGGGCCATGTGAGTCTCCTGTGGTGTGGAGTCATTCTCACATCAAGGTGCGGAAAGCGCAATACCCCAGTGTGCGATTAGGCAGGCTTCCGCCCTATCTGCGTCTTTGACGCGCTTGAACTCACCCGCCTGTGCGGGCCACAGCGCAATGGCCTTGGCGCGTGAGCCGTCTTTGCTCTGGTTCAGGTTCATGTCCCGCTTCCACTTGGCAGGCGGCACCAGCGTGACGGGTATGTGCATGGCAGCCAGCACGCCCTTGATGATGCCCAGCGCCTCGCCAAAAGCGAACGCGGATGTCACGCCCATCTGCGGGCTGGCGCTCACAGACTCGATGTAAGCGGCAACCGTGTACTCAGCGCGGCCTCGCAGTTCTGCGGCCAGCAGTTCAGGGCTGATGCGGTTCTTTGTGGCTTTGCCCACCTTCACCTCCATCGTGGGCATGTCGAACACCTCGACCAGCTTGCCGTCCTGCGTCAGCACGGCCACCGCTCCGTGTATCCCTGGGTCTACCCCAATAACGTAGTTCACGCTTCGCCTTTCACCAGCTTCTCAATCTCCCGTGCGAACTTGATAGGCGCTCGCCCAGTGAACTGCGTTCTGTCCCATGCGGCTTCAATGTCCTCGATGCACAGCGGGCTGAACAAGTGACTGCGTAGACGTTCTTTCTCAATGACCAGCTTGCGAATCTCCGCGTGCAGCTCCTTGCAGATGCGCTCATGCGTGTCTGCGCTGATGTAGTTGCCCGGTGGCAACACCTCAAAGTTCCCGGTCATGGCTGGAAACTCCTCAACGTGTCGAGTGACTTGCTGATGCGCGTTTTCTTCTCGCGCACAGTCTGCGTGTCGCGCTTGGTGGGTATCGCGTCCAAGTCATCGCTGGGCATGTCGGGCCACGGGTCAACCGCCGTGGGCTTGACCACCTTGGCGGTGGTGAACACCTCTTTCATCGCGCCCACATCCTCAATCAGTGAGCCTGGGCAGTGCTCCAGCTCACGCGATGAGAAACGCGGCTCAGGGCCGGGGCCGTTGCTGAACTGCTTGCCTGACGCCTTGTGCGTATAGATGACATAGTTGTCGCCGCCGTCTGTGGGCGTGGCATACGGCACCAACGCGGGGATCATCAGGTGGTGCTGACATCCGTGCCGCTGCATGTTGATGGAAATTGCCTGTTTGTCGAGTTCACAGCGCCATTCAGCCTTTGTCGCTGGCGTGGCGTGGCAGCATGTTCTGCAGTTGGATTCCGCTGCCTTGTCGCCGTGGCACACGGGGTGGAAGTTGCACATCTTGCACTGCCAGTGCGCTGGGTCTTCTGACAGGCGCTGCGGGGGCTCTGTCATGTCAATGAGGCGCTGTGCCTTCAGCAGCAGTTGCTTGAAGCGATCCTCATCAAAATGGACCCATTCGGTATGCACATCATCTGTGTTCTTGTTGACCCCCATATACAGTGCGCGGTCAATCTCCATGAGGCCCATGTAGACCTGCATCTGATCGTAGTGCTGGGGCTTGGCCTCTTTGACCTTCTTGGCAACAAGTGCCGTGTATGACTTGTCGTTGTGTGTTTTGAACTCCAGCACGCAGGGGGTCTTTGGCGCCTCTGGCACGCCTTGAGCCACGCCATCAAGGCTGCCGCCGAAGTGGCCGTTGCACGCGCTCACGCGCCACTGTGCGCCCGTGTCAGGGTCTGTCTCCCAGACAGTCGCGCCAATGCCGCGCAGCTCTTCAATCAGGCGCGGCTCTTCGCGCACGCCACTGCTGAACAATCGCAGGATGCGGCCAGGAAACGATGGCTTGAGCGCCCAGCGCCATGTGTTCCAGATGTAGCGTTCGCACTCATGGCCGATAAGGCTGGCGCCCATGTGCGGCCTGTGCTCTTGCGGCTTGCTCTCGTACCACTTGACGATGGCCGCGCTGGTTGTGTGTTGGCTCATGGGTATCTTCATGGTTAAGGAGGTGGCCCACGCGCAACCGTGGGCTATCGCGTCTCAGGAGAGCTAAAACGCTCACCGGGCTTCCGGCCACCTATTGATCAACGTGCCCAGGGGCGCGAACCACCGGCAGGCGCGGCGGGCTTGGCGGCAGGCGCTGGCGCTGCGGTTTTGGCGGCGCCGTACCCAACGATGCGATTGCGATCCGGCTCCTTCCGGTCGATCTCGACCTGAATCAGGAACGGGATGTCATGCAGTTGCTCGGTGTCATCAAGGTGAATCACGCCTGTCGCCACGCATAGAGCGCCGAGTGCGGTTTTGGCAATGTCCTCGGCCTGCTTGTTGGGGTTGCTAATGTTCAGGCGCTCCCACAGGCGACGGCCTGAGAACTCGCCGTCAGTAATCTGCATCTCCAGCTCAATGTACTGCCCGGTCCCGGCCTTGGTGTCGCGGATGTCAGCCTTTGTGATGATGGCTTCGTACTTGCCAGGAGGCAGCGGGCCACGGGTGGGCGCTTGGGAAACGGGGGCGTCGTTGGCGTTGAAGGTAAAGCGGGCCATGTTTGTCCTTTAGTTGGCTCGTTGATGAATCAGGCGATTGCCTGAGCGAAAGACTCCCAAGACATCGGGATTGAGTCAGGGAGCGAATAGCGGTTCTTTGCCATGTAAGCGGGGCGCTCGCTGGTGTACAGCAGGCGCTCTCCCGTGCTGATGCCACGGTTTGACGTCTTGTTGAACCCGACGTCATCCTTCTTGATCAGCGTCTTGTAGTTGGCGAACAGCACAGCGTCTGCCCACTCGCGCAGGATGGCGTTGCTACGCTCTTGCAGCTTGGGCTGGTAGCGGTCGAAGGGCTCAACCTCGGGCGAGTCAAACCGCTTGATCTGCGTATGCGCGATCAGTATGACCACCATGCCCTTGTCGTTGCGCAGCGTGTTCAGGCCAGCCAGCACCTCACGCCACTTGTCGGCGACGATCATGGCGCCCTTCCCGTAGGCCAAGTCTTTTGCGTCATGCGTGGCTTCGACCTCAGCCCAGATGAGGTTATCTAGCCAGTCCACGCTATCAAGCACCACAGTGCCGAAGTCATGGGGCTCAGTGACCAGCGAGCCGATGGCATCCAGCACTTCGCTGGCCTTGGTAGCCAGCGGGAAGTGATCGACCTGCAGCGAGCCAAGACCGTCTTCCGTGCAGATAAAGATGGGCTTTGGCGCTTGTGACGCGAAAGTTGTCTTACCGATGCCTTCGACGCCGTAGAGGAAGATTCTTGGCGCCGCGAGGGCTGTGTTTTTCTTGATGGACTTGAGGTTAAACATGCGTGTTCTTTCTATAGGTGCGAGTCAGTCGCGCATGCGCTGAAACGCGTTTGCTTTGTGTGTATCCGACAGGGGTGATGAGGTGTTTGACGCGTTGGGTAAAGCCGCCCCACGCGTTGACGTGATGGGGCTCCGACAATCCGTTGGCTTGCGCCCACGTTCTGAACTGCTCCAATGAGAACTCTTCAGTAGCGCAGTGCGTGAGCCAGTACGCAAACGCGGCTTGCGCGTCATCTGCCCACTCCTTAGCGGCTTGCATGACGCGATCAATGCCCGCGTCTCGCAGTGACGCGCCTAGCATCACTTACCCGCAAACTTAATTTCGACTGCGGTCTTGGCGGGCTTGGTTTCCACCGCTTGCGCGATGGAGCGCCACAGGTCAGGGCGCTCTGCGCGGATGGCTTTCAGCCGCGTGTCATCCGCTTCCACCTTTGTCTTGATGGGGCGGATGTCATCGGGCCATGAGCCCGTCAGCAGGATGAGCGCGTCAACATCGCACTTGTACGTCACCTTGCCGGTGAGCTTGATGCGCGTGCCCTTGTCCGTGGTGAACGTGTCGGATCCTTCTTCTCTTGCTGGGTGCAGCTTGAGGATTTTTTCCTCGATGCCGATGCGCTCTGCCTTGGCAGCTTCTTCTCGTTGCTTGGCAATGCTCCACAGCGTTGCCAGTTTGTCTATCTCGCTCATGTTGGGCCTCGTTGGTTGTGGTGGGTCTAGAAGGGTGCGGCGGGGCCGTTTGCGGCTTCTCGCCTGAGCGCCGCCTGTGTCGGCGGCTTTACGGTTCCGAAGGGCCAGCCGGGTGGGGCGGTAGGCGCCTTTCGACCATTAGGGAGTGTGTTCATCGTTGGCTCGTTGGGTTGGGGATTGGATTGGAGCACGGTGATGCGGGAATCTCAATACTTGAGGCAACAACTTTCTCGACTGTTGTAAATCGGTGAAGGTTGGCGCACTGATAGCGGCGACGGGTTGAGTTGTCGCGGCGTTGCACGGTTTCCAGCACTTCGCACCATTTGTGGCAGGTTGGGCACTTCATCTGTACAGGCTGACCAAAGCGACAACGGCGACGATCACGCACCCGGCAAGCGCAGAGGCCCACAGCAGGTCAACAAGTGAGGCTGTGATGCTTCCTTCTTCTGGCAGCTCGCACGCTTGGCGGGCTGAGCAGGCGCGGCCTTGTCTGCATTGGTGGCTGCAGCAGCTTTCTGTACGTTCCATTGAATTCTTCTTGCGTATTCCCAGACCGACGCGGCCTGAATGATTTCCCTTGCGGGCGGGTTGCTGGCGTTCTTGCGCACCTCAAGCAGTTCAGACGCTCTTGGAATGGTCTTGTACTGCGCTTTGTACGCGTGGCCGATGTTGTGAATGTGGCCTTCGCGCACTAGGCGCTTGATTGTGGTTGTGCTGCAGTCAACGCGGTCAAGGATTTCACGCGTGGTGCGCGGTATCTTGCACAACTCAACGATCTCTTGGCGCTTGCGGGCGTATTCTTCGTAGGTGTTCATGCGTTGCGCTCCTTCAGCGCGGCCTCGATGGCGCGGGCAAAGCCGATGATTTCAAGGTTGCTGGGTCCATCACTTCGCATGCCCCACAGCTTCAGCGATTCGTCCTTGCTCAGCCCTCTCCACTCGCGGCGGGGTTGGTGGGTGAAGAGGGCATGTTCCCGGCGTCCCGGTTCACTCCAATACCGTAAACCGTGGATGGTGCCGTCTTCCTCAATGTCGCACCACGCCACCGGCTCCTGCTCCGGCTGCTTCAGTGCGGCGCGGAGGGAGGTGATGGCGTCAGCAACACGACGGCGCGGGTAGTGCTCATGCGCACAATAGAGCTGTGTGCTCTCCAACGCCTCCAGCGCCTGCTGGGCGGCTTCGCGTAGTGTGGTCATACCTCACCCCTCGCTTTCTGCGTGCAGTCGGCGCAGCGCCAGAGCTTGAGCCGCGTGTACAGCGAGCCGCCGCGTATCTCTTTCTTTTGGTTGCAGGCTGAGCAGTTCTTGCGAAACGCCATGCCGGGTCCAGAGCCGCGCTGGTTCATGGTGTAGTCGCGGACGTTGCTGTGGTTGCTCACGATTCCTCCTGGCTCATCTGCTCAAGCTGAAAGCGCAGGCGGTCGATGCGTGCTTCGTGATAGCCCACCATCGCGGACGCGTAGTCGCGGGCCGTCTGTGCTTCCAGCAAGCCGCGTCGAGCTTGGTCCAGCTCGCGGGCGATCAGTTCTTCTGCGGACAGGTTGCGAAAGGGGTTCAGTAGCTTCATGGTTGCTCCGGGGTTGATGTGGCGCCATCGTAATGAGGAAAGCGCACACACGGAGCATTGCCGAGTAATTCACTCGGGCAGTGGCGTATTCGCTACGGACGTATCCAGAGCACGGGAGATGCCCAGCTAACCTGCTGGTCTTGCAGCAGCTTGGCCGCGTCTGTGATTAGCGTGAGGTTGAACGTGTCGCGGCGATAGCCGCGCCGGATGTACGCCAGCACCTGACGCCCGTCTGTCAAAGCGCAGAGGTTCATAGCCTCTAGGCGCTCGCGGGGGTCTTGCTGGGCAGCGGAGATGAACAGCAACCAGCCATCTTTGCAGTGCCCTGGCTCGCGGCACTGGATGGCGTAGGAGTCCGAAGGGACGTCTGCGGGCGCAACCACCTTCTCATGTGTACGCGCCGCCAATAACTGAACGATGCCTTCGCTGCCGCAGATGCCTGAGATGGGCACCTTGCGGATGCCGTCATCGGTGGGTATGCCAGCTTCCCGCAGCACTTCCGAGGTTGCAACGCCGAGGATTTCGCTAATACGATGCGCCTCCGCTAGCGTCATCCTGCGCTGTCCCCTGAGCATCAGGGAAACCGCCGCAGGGTCGATGTCTAGCAACTTGGCAAGGCCACGCTGGCTTAAGTGCTTGTCCTGAAGTTGTCGCCGGAACCATTTGGTGTTCATCGGGATACATTGCACTACACTCACTATTGCGTCAATCGCATCAGGATCGATCCACATCACCACTCCCATTCTTCTTATGAGCATCGAAACAAAACACAAGCTAGAGCCCGCCTTCAGCATCATTGAGCGCTTGGGCGGTAAGTCAGCCGTCTGCGCAGAACTCAAGGTTGCGCCGTCTACCTTGTCCCGCTGGTGTACGCCCGTGCCGGAAGGCACCGGGGGCACCGTGCCCGTGCGCCATTGGTCTGCGCTGCAGAAGATGGCAAAGGCGCGGGGCGTATCGGTCACGCTGTCAGAACTTGCCCGTCGTTGAGGCCGCATGGATGCAGCGGCAACAACGATGCAAAACAGCGACTTTCTGGCCGAGGTCTACGGCCCACTCGCGGTCGATGAATACGGCTGGGTCTGTACGTTTAGGGCCTCTCCTGAGCACGGCGACTGGTCTGGCCGCGCTTACCGAGGCACTGACAGACAGGCGGAATTGATCGATTCAGCCTCATTCGATAACACCTACTTTTCGGTTTCAGTCCTCGCGGGCTTCGCGGAGTCTGGCAAATGGGCGCGGCAGAAGTCCACATTCAAGCGCCTGGCGGCGCTCGTTGCGGACGATGTGGACCCGTCGCGGGTGCTGGGTTATTCATGGGCGCTGCAGACTTCGCCGGGTAAGTGGCAAGTCGGCGTCATGCTGGACCCTGCAGACCCGGATTGCGCCGACATGGGCTTGGTTGACCGCGTCATGGCCTCGCTGGCTTCGCGTGGTCACTTGGGCGCGGACAAGTCGGGCAATGCCATTTCCCGCTATGTCCGGCTTCCGCATGGCACCAACACCAAGCCCAGAGCGGCAGGTCCGTGGCGGCACCAGCTCGCTGAATGGCACCCGTCAATCCGGTGGTCACTTGCAGACGCGTGCGCAGCCTTTGGCATTGAGCTGGACGATTTACGGGCTAAACCTGTCGAGGCGTTGCGTACGCGCAACAGCACGGATGGGGTTGTTTCGATGGGCTCGGCAGCGGGGGATGCGCTCTCCATGCTGTCGGCGCCGCTGTCGGAGCGGTCTTATCACGATGCTTTGATTCGCATGGCGGCTTCGCTGGTCAAGGGCGGCATGTATCCCGGCGCGGCGGTGGACTTCCTTTATTCACTGATGGATCAGGTAAAGCCTGCGGGGCCGCATGAGGAGGTTGCGCGGTGGGCTGCGCGTCGGGCGGAGATTCCGCGGGCTGTGCGGTCGGCTGAGAAGTTTGCGCCGGAGGATAGGGCGCCTGTGGCGGTCACAGTGCGGCTGGGCGATGCGCCAGCAGTGGACGCGCCTGGTGACTTGCTGCTGAGCTTGGAAGAACTAGCCAAACGTTCTGCGGCTGTGCGCTGGCAGGTCAAGCATGTGATTCCTGCCGATAGCCTTGGAATGCTCTTTGGCGCGTCTGGGACGTTCAAGTCCTTTGTCGCGCTCGATCATGCCTTGCACGTTGCGCATGGCATGCCGTGGCTGGGCAAGAAGACTGCACGGGGCCACGTTGTCTACGTTGCTGCCGAAGGCGGGGCGGGCATCTATCGGCGCGTGGCGGCTTGGCATCAGGAGCGGGGGCTACCTGTTTCTGACGCGTTCTCGGTCTGTATCACGCCCTTGGTATTGAGCTTATCTGATCAGGTGGAGCTTCTGGCATCGGCCATTGCGGCTATGCCGGTGGTCCCTGTCTTGGTCTATGTGGACACGCTCTCGCAGACCTTCGCGGGCGATGAGAACTCAGCGACCGACATTGCCGGGTATCTGCGCCAGCTCAACGCAGGCATACGCGCACGCTTCAATTGCACGGTCATCGTGATCCATCACAGCGGACATGCAGCCACTGAGCGCCCGCGTGGCTCTTCTGCCATCACGGCTAACGTGGACTTCATGCTGGGCGCGTATCGGCCCGATGCGGGCGCTCTCTTGGCCCGCTTGGACTTCATCAAGCAGAAGGACGGCGACCGGCTTGGCTCGCAGGGCTTTGAATTGCGCCGTGTCGTTCTCGGTCAGGATGAGGATGGCGAGGAGTTCTCTTCGCTTGTGGCTTGCTGGTCGGATGTGGCGCAAAGGGTGCTGGCGGCTTCCGCTGTGCGGCTGGCGGGGCATGAACAGACCGTCATGAAGCTCATCAATGAGGCGGGCGGGTTCATCATGGAGCGCGATTTGCGGCACCTGTTCTATGACGCTGTAGCTAAGGAGTGCAAGGAGTCTGGTAAGGAATACAGCCAAGAAGCGGCCAAGAAAGCGATCCAACGCGCCTATGCGAGCTTGTCCAGTAAGGCTCTTGCGGCGCTCGGGACGGACGGAATTGTTCGCCGTTTGGGCTCCTAACCGGGACATTTCGCTAGTAGGGTCTTTTTGTGCCGGGACATTTACCGGGACATGAACCGGGACAAAGCCGGGACAAAGCCGGGACATCGGGACATCGGACAACTACGCACCGGGACAGACAGGGACATATACCGTAGGTATGTCCCGATGTCCCGGTAAGTGTCCCGTCCCGGTCCTGTGTCCTGTTGTTTGGGCATGAAAAAGCCCGCACAGGGCGGGCTGGGTTCACTCTTCTATCAAAGCAACAATCAGAACAGCGGCTAGGGCGGCGATGGCTAGCGATCTTGTTAGCCAGTCATGAAAAAGCATTGTGGTCCACACAATGCCAAGCAGGATTTCGCGGTCGGTCATGCTGCCATTTGCATTGACCACCTTGCGAACGACTCGCCGCGTTTTGCGGCTTTGCCTGCGCTAATCGCTGCTTCGCGGCTGATCGGGTAGCGCTTGCCCATGTAGTCCTGCCGTAAAGACTTGGCTGCGCAGTCCGAACCAAAGCGCACGATTTCTCCGCACTCAGATTCAAGAGTCACCGTCATCTTGAGGTTTGACTTTCCGCAGTTGTCGCACACGGTGCAGTCGCTGATTCCGCGAACTGTGTAGCGCTTATAGGTCATGGTGGGCCTTCGTTGAGGTCAGATGAACGCGGCCAGCAGGAGGGCCAGGGCTAGGCCATAGGCGAGGGAGAAGGCGTAGTCGATGGGGCGGGGGGTGTTGTGCATGGGGGGCTCTGTTGTGGGGGTGGTTAGGCTGGGATGAAATGACCGGCGTACACGCAGGTCAGACCGCCAGGCGTGCGAATCTCGTACATGTTGCCGTCGTAATGGCGAACGACAACAGCAGGAAAGCCGTTGTAGGTGCCGCGTTGGCCGGGGGTGAAATGGATGCGTTGCATGGTTGGCTCCGTTGCGTGGTTGGGGTTGGAAAGCCCGGCTGGGCCGGGCGGGTTGGTTGGTCAGATGATCCAGTCGTTGGAAGAGATCAGGCCGTATGCCAGGCCGATGGAGATCAGCTCGCGCTTCTGCGAATCCTTGAGGGCTGCGCGGTACAGGGCAGAGATGCAGCGGGCTGCATAGTCGTTGCCCAGCACAGCGATGCGAGCGATGGCGGTGTTGACTTCACGTTGTTGGTGCTTGTTGAGGGTCATGTCGTTGCTCCGTTGGGATTGCGTTGTCGATGGATGTATTGTTGAGGTTTCCGCACGATGATGCAATAGGGCAAACCCTAAGTTGAGTGATGTGGTAGGCTTTTGGGCATGCAGGAAACGCAACATGTGACGGGGCTGATTTCCGCGCCGCTGCCGCCTCAGCCTCCGAAGAAGCAGCGGGGCAAGCCGTTTGTGAGCGGCGACCCACGCGGCAACACCAAGGGGCGCCTGCCAGGGCAGCACAACGCCTTGACGCGCTCGCTCAAAGAGGCTGTGGAGATCGCCGCCAGGGACTGCCACCCGCAGGGGCTGGCGGGCTGGCTGGTGGACCGGGCCAATGGCGGCGTGCAGGACCGCGCCATCTTCGCCACGATGGTGTCGAAGGTCATTCCGATTCAGGTCAACCAGTCGGTGCAAGGCGGGATCAGCATCAGCTTGAACTGGCTTGCGGGCCGCAACATCGGCACAAAAACGGCACACGCCGAGATCGTGGACGCGCAAGTGGTTGATGCCATTGAGCATTCCCCGCAAAGTCACTGGACTAACAATGCTCAGCCTGATGCACAAGGGATTGCAGGGGCTACGAGCCACGCTGAGGACGTCAGGCTACCTATCCCTTCGCCGCCTGATTCAAGCGGGCCTGAGGGCCGCTAGGGGCCTTGGCGAGGCATCGGCGGCAGGACGCGACCCCCTACCCGGGTCAAAACGCGGAGGGGGGGGGTAGGAGAAGCCGGGGCCCCCCACCTCCCTCTAGCATTTCAAAAAAGACCTTTTGCGAAAACAACAACATGCAAGACCCCATCAACCCACCACACTACAAACAGCACCCCAGCGGAGTCGAGTGCATTCAGATCACGGAGCACTTCAGCTTCAACTGTGGCAACGCCATCAAATACATTTGGCGCGCCGACCTAAAACACAGCGACCCAATCCAAGACCTGCAGAAAGCCAAGTGGTACATCGAGCGTGAGATCGCCAGGCTGAGCAAATGAAACTGCAGGAATACCAGCCCCGCGACGTCTTTCTGCCGCTGCACAACCGCAGCAAGCGCTGGACTACGGTAGTCGCGCACCGCCGCGCTGGCAAGACCGTGGCGATGTGCGCTGACTTGGTGATCGGCGCCCTCGAAACCGCGAGGCCGCGCCCACAGTTCGCATACCTGGCGCCCTTCCGCGAGCAGGCCAAGCGAGTCGCCTGGCAGTATCTGAAGGAGCTGACAAAGGACTTCCAAGCCAGCCCGCCAAACGAGTCAGAACTCAGAATCGACATCCAAAACGGCCACAAGGACATCAGCCGAATCTATGTGGCGGGCGCTGATAACCCAGACGCGCTGCGGGGTATGTATTTCGACGGCGTAGTGCTCGACGAAACCGGGCAAATCAGACCCAGCGCGTGGTACAGCGTCTTAAGACCGGCACTCAGCGACAGAAAAGGCTGGGCAATCTTCGCCGGAACGCCCGCAGGCAAGAACTTCTTTTGGCAGATACGCGAAGAGGCGCGTCTAAATCCAGACACGCACCTGCTGCTTGAGCTGCCAGCCAGTAAAACAGGCATTTTGGACGCCGAAGAACTGCGAGACGCGCAGGCGCAGATGACGCCCGAGGCGTATGCGACGGAATATGAGATCAGTTTTGACGCCGCGATACCTGGCGCGTACTACGCCAAGCTGATTGGGCAGGCGTATGACGAACAACGAGTCGCCAAATACCCAATAGACCAAAGTTTTCCGGTCAATCTAGCCGCAGACTTGGGATATACGGACTCCTGCAGTTGGTGGGGCTGGCAAGAGACGCCGGATGGCTACCGAATCGTGGATTTCTACGAAGCCGACGGCCAGCCAATCCAACACTACATCGACTGGATCAAGCAAAGACCGTACAGAGTCGGCACGGTCTTCCTGCCGCACGATGCCAAGGCCAAGAGCCTGCAAACGGGCAAGTCGATCATTGAGCAATTCCTGACCAACGGCATTCGCCCGCAGATCACGACCGAATTGAGCCTGCAAGATGGCATCGAGGCGGCCAGGCTCATTCTGCCCAAGTGCTACTTTGATGAAGACGCGACCTACGAGGGCGTTGAGCACCTGCGGGCGTACATGCGCGAATGGGATGAGAAGACGCAGACGTTCCGCAACAAGCCCAAGCACGATCAACACTCACATGGATCGGATGCTTTTCGCTATTTAGCCCTGAGCGTGCGCCCACTGGTGGCAAAACGACAACATGTGGCTAAAATGGCTCCAAACGCGCCAGAGGGAGCGCATTACGCGTTCACGATGGACCAGCTTTGGGACACTGCCGTGCGTCCTAGTCAAAGGATTGGGTAATGGAAGACGTCAACAAGATTGAGCGTGATGACCAGTTTGGCAGCACGCCGCAGGGTTTGGCGCAGCGTTGGGGCACGGAGATTGAGGCTGCTGGCAAGGAGCTTAAGAAGTTCCATGACGATGCCGAGCGGATTCTGAAGCGGTATTTGGACAAGCGTGAGGACTGGGGGCGCGATGAGAGTCGCGTCAACCTGTTCTGGAGCACGATGAAGGTGCTGCTGTCCATGCTGTATGCGCGGCCCCCGAAGGCGGATGTGAGCAGGTCATTCCAAGACTTTGAGGATGACCAGGCGCGTGTGGCTGGGACCATGCTGCAGCGCATGTTGAACAAGGGCTTTGATGAGGACATCAGCGCTTGGGATACCGCTGTTCGTAACGGCATTGAAGACTGGCTGGTGATTGGTCTGGGCCAGATTTGGATGCGTTACGAGGTCGAGATCGAAGAGGAGGAGGTTCCTGCGGTCTTTGATGAGATGGGCAACGAGATTGCCCCCATGCAGATGGTTGAGCGCATCAAGGAAGAGGATGCGTGCGTTGACTATGTGCATTGGAAGGACTTTTTCTACAGTCCTGCTCGCACATGGACTGAAGTGCGTTGGGTAGCCCGGCGCGTCTACATGACCAAGGACCAGCTAGAGGAGCGCTTTGGCGAAGAGATCGCCAAGGTTGTGCCTCTGCAAAAGCCTGCGTCCAAGACTGACGATAAGCAGCAGCCGCAGCACGACCCGTGGGCCAAGGCTGAGGTGTACGAAATCTGGTGCAAGGAGCACGAAAAGGTTTACTGGTACTCGCCGGGTACTGAGGTCATCTTGGACGTCAAGGATGACCCGCTGGACTTGGAAAACTTCTTTCCGTGTCCCAAGCCCATTGCTGCGAACACCACAACCAGCAATTTTGTCCCGCGTGCGGACTACATCTTTGCGCAGGATCAGTTCAACGAGCTGGATGAGATCAACACCCGTATCACCTGGCTCACGCGTGCGGCCAAGGTGGTGGGCGTGTATGACAAGAGCGCTGATGGTATCCAGCGCATGTTCCAGCAGGCGGCTGAGAACCAGTTGATCCCTGTGGATAACTGGGCGATGTTTGCTGAGTCTGGCGGCATCAAGGGCAAGGTTGACTGGGTGCCGATTGATCAGGTGGTGAATGCCATCAATCAGTTGCGCGTGTATCGCGGCGACAAGACGCAGCAGATTTACGAGGTGCTGGGCATCTCGGACATCATGCGTGGCAGCACCAATGCCAACGAGACGGCGGCGGCTCAGCAGATCAAGGCGCAGTTTGGTTCTACGCGCATTCAGTTGATGCAGTTCTACATTGCTGAGTGGATCAGCGAGGCTTTGCGGATCAAGGCCGAGATCATCTGCAAGCACTTTCAGCCTGAGACGATCATTGAGCGCTCAAACGTCCTGCGCACGCCGGATGCGCCGTTTGCGCAGGCTGCGATTGCGTTGCTGAAGGATGAGCACGTTTCTCAGTACCGCATCAAGGTCGAGGCTGACTCGATGGCCGCGATGGATTGGGCGGCTGAGCGTGACGCGGCTGTGCAGTTTATGAATGGCCTGGGCGCGTTCATTTCTCAGGTCGCACCGATGGCTCAGCAGGTGCCAGAGGCTGGGCCGTACCTGATGCGCATGATGCAGTGGGCGGTAAGCAAGTTCCGTGTGTCCACGCAGATTGAGTCGATCTTGGATCAAGCTGTTGCTGGCATGCAACAGAAGCTGCAGACGCCGCCTGCACCGCCTCAGCCTGATCCTGACACGGTGATCAAGGCGCAGATTGAGCAGGCCAAGATTCAGAGTGCAGAGAAGATTGCGATGATGGAAGCGCAGTCTGATCAGCAGATTGCGAGCCTGAAGGCCAGCGTGGAGCTGCAGAAGATCGAGATGAAGGCCGCGCTTGATGGCGTGACTCAGCAGTACCAGCAGATCATGCAGGCCATGAACACAACGGGGCAGATGGCGCCGCAGTTGGAGCAGTTGGCGGGTGCTGTGGCTCAGTTGGCGCAGGGGTCTGCGCAGAGTAACGAGATGTCTGCAATGCAGATGCAGACGTTGATGGACAAGCTCAGTCGCAAGACCAAGCGAGTCCCAATCAGGGATGAAAACGGCGACATCGTTGAAGTTCGGGAAGTCGAGGATGACACACCGGACGGGATGGCGATGCTGCCGCAACCTCAAGGGGCGATGAATGCCGGATTTGTCGGGTGATGTGGGTGAGTTGAGCTTCAAGGTTCAGATCACACGCGCTGAGACAGGGAAAGTCGAAGAGTTCACGCTCGTCGGCAAGATTACTGAAGCACAACTGAAGGAGTTGACCGATGGCGGTGACGCACTCGACGGCAGCACGGAACGCTGCAACTGACGCTGTAACGGCGTTGATTGGCACCAGCGGGCGGTTGGTGTTTCGCCTGTCCGGCACGGTCGGCTCGCCTGGCACGGCGGTGGCTACGTTGTTGCTGAGCGCCACTGCGTTTGCTGCCGCGTCTACCGGCACGGCCACGGCCAACGCGATTACCAGCGACACCAACGCTGCGGGTAACGCTTCGCCTGTGGCGACTGCAACCCTGCAGACGTCTGGCGGCACGGTGGTCATTCACTGCGCGGTAGCGGCGTCTGGCTCCGACATCAACATGACCAACGGCCTGACGGTGGCAGCGGGTGACACCGTGAGCTGCAGCTCGCTGACCTATACGGCGCTAAGCGCGTGAGCCTGACCATCGGCCCGAGCGACATTGGCACGCGGCGCACGGACGCCGATGTGGTCGATGGCGTTGTGCAGTTCGCTGCCGTGGTCGATACGGGCAACGGCCAAGGGTACGTGCAGGTCCACACCGACTGGCAGACACCGGCAACGCTGCGCGACTACGCGGCACGGATCAACGCAGCCGCTGACTGGCTGGAGGCAAACTAATGGCAATCACCACACTCGACGGGCTCATTGCTGCTGCCAAGCAGCGGGTGCCGATCAAGAAGACCACCACACGTACCACGGTAGCAAACGGCTGGTTCAGCCTGTTCGACATCGCGGGCGTTCCTGGCGCGGGCACGCTCGCGGGCACCAGCACCACCACGGGTGTCGTTCCTGATGACACCACGGCGGGCGTGCCCCTGCTCAATGCCTTCGGAGGCGGCAACTTTGGCTACCTGCAGAACGTCGAGTTCGCCTCGACGGTGGCCTGCCGCCTGATGATTTACGACCTGCTGTGGAAGGGCGGGGCGTATGCCTTCAACGCCAGCACCACCGGGCAGACGCCAGCGAGCTACAGCGCCCGCGTGCCTGGCGGCACCGATTTCACCAACACCGAGATTTGGGTCGAGCAGGTGACGGCGGCCACCGGCAACCAGGCCGTAAACGTCACCTACACCAACCAGTCAGGCACCACGGGCAGGTCCACGGGTGCGGTGGGTATCGGTGCGGCGCCCACCGTGGGCCGGATGTGGCAGCTTCCGCTGGCGGCTGGTGACACGGGTGTGCAGGGCGTCACGGGCGTGGCGGGCACGGTGGCGACAGTTGGCACCTTCAACGTGCTGGTGATCCGCCCGCTGTGGTCAGGCCGGGTGATTGCGGCCAACTTTGGTGACCTGCACGACTACATGCGGGTGGGCCTGCCGCGCATGTTCGACACCTCGGCGCTGGCGGTGTGTGTCAACGCTGACGGCACATCGAGCGGCCTGCCTGAGCTGATGCTGACCATCGCCAACGGGTAAGTTATGGCCGCGCCCAACCTCGGCCAAGGCATTGACCGGGGCAACTACCGGCGCCGCAACGGCATCACGCCGCCTGCGGTGCAGGGCAAGGCTGCGGGCGCGGTAGCCGAGACAGTCTTCTTCGGCGCCGCCACCGGGCCTGTCACGCACGCCACGACGGGCGCGCTGACGGGCCAGATCGGCTCGATTGTTGGTTCGGCGGCCAGGGTCGGCGGCGCAGTCACCCATGCCACCACCGGCGCGCTGACCGGCCCAAGCTCAACGGTTGCCGGGTCATCGGCACGGCTACGAGCTTTTGCCACTAGCGGCACGCTGACGGGTCAACTTGGCAGCGTTGCGGGTGCTGCGTCCAACTTCACGCCACACGCCACCAGCGGCGTACTGGCTGGGCCTGGCGCATCCATCGCAGGCGCGTCTACCAACTTCCGTGCGTTTGCAACGTCTGGAGCACTGACAGGGCAAGGCTCTGCGGTCACTGGTTCGGCGCTTTACTCGCGCAAGCACACCACAGATGGTGTGTTGTCTGGAAGCAACGCCATCATTGTTGGCAGCGCGGATGTGCAGCCGTTCTCCGCACCTGTCCACGATACGTCGGGCGCGTTGGAGGGCAGTGGCGCGGTAATAGTTGGCGAAGCCGACCCGGTAGTGCCGCCGCAGTTTGTGCTGCAGGTTGGCGAAGGCATGATGGGCTTTCGCCAGCGCAAGAAAGAGCGCGAAGACCGCGAAGAGCTGCGCAAGATCATCGAGCGCACCGTTAACCCGATTCAGGCTCCAGCGGCCAAGGTTGTCACGGTCAAGGATAAGATCACCGTCATCCCCGAAGGCGGCGACAGCGTTTCGTTCCCGATTCCGCCGTCATTTGACCCGCGCAACGTGGCGCGGATGGTGGTGCGGCATCTGGAGCGTATGGGCGTCGAGGCGCAGCGCACGCGCCAGGCGCAAGCCCGTGCTCAGGCTCGGATTGTCATCGAGCGCATTCGGGTGGAAAATGAGCATCGGTTGCGAAAACGCCGACGCGATGAGGAAATCCTCTTGTTGATGTGAGGCACTGAATGAGCCTGTTCAATGTGGTCAATGACCAAGCGCAATTCGACGCGGCGTCCAACGTCAGCAGCGACGTCCACGGGGCCGGGATCAGGTTCACGCAGGCCGGTGCAGCTCGCGTGACGACCAGCGCCGGGACGTTCTTCAACCAGGGCATCCCGATGTCTGACAGCGGCCAGGTGGCCATCGTGGACGCCACGGCGGGCCTGCCTTCTGACACGGTGTATCTGAACGGGTTGCCGATCAGCGCCAACAGGGTCTGCGTGAGCCGCAATGCACGCTCAGTTGTCTCCAACGGCCTGCCGTTCGACAGCAACGGCGCCATCGCGGGCGCGATCAACTTTGATCTGAACTTCATCGGCACCGACACGCTCGACCCGCAGGTGACGTTCACCCGTGCGTCCACTGGCACGTTCTTCAACTCGGCTGGTGTGCTGACCAGCGCAGCGACCAACGCCCCACGGTTCGACTACAACCCTTCGACCCTGGTAGCTCAGGGCTTGTTGATTGAGGAGAGTCGGGCAAACCTAGTGACGTATTCAGAGCAGTTTGATAACGCGGCGTGGACCAAAACAAACAGCAGCATTACTGCTAATGCAGCCACCGCGCCTAGCGGAACAGTTACCGCTGATAAGTTGATCGAAGCACTTGATGTCAATTTGGTCCACCAAACAACACAGAGCGTCACGGTTGTTAGTTTGGGGACCTACACGGCTTCTTGCTATGTAAAAGCTGATACAAGAACAAGAGTAAGAATTGGTTTTCTTGTTGGCGGAACCAGTGGCGTCGTTGCTGATGCTAATTTGACTGCCGGAACAATAACCGCTGCCTCTGCATTTGGTGGAGGTTCCGCAGTAGGATCTTCTATTCAGGCTATAAATAACGGGTGGTATCGGATCACGGTTAGCGGTACAGGTGCTGCCGGGACTTCAGGCGAATGTCGTCTTGAACTGCTTGATGCATCCGGGAATCGTCAGTACAACGGAGACGGCACCTCTGGCCTGTTCCTCTGGGGCGCTCAGACGGAAGCCGGAGCCTTCCCCACCAGCTACATCCCCACCACCACCACCGCGCTGACCCGTGCAGAAGATAGGGCGTCTATCAACACGATGAGTCCTTGGTACAACGCGAGTGCCTCGACTATTTACGCGGAACACTTCAGGCCACTGCCGACACCTGCGGGAACTTTCCCGCGTGCTGTTGATTTTGTAAGCACCGCGACATCAGACAAACTCGGTATTAACCAGCTTGATAACAGGCCGACAGTTTCTTCACAGAATTTGTATCCTTCTGGACTGTCGTGGCCGTTTACTTCCGTTGCCGCTGACGCGAACAATGTCATTAAGCATGCAATAGCAGCAACTGTTGGTTCCGGTAGGTACGCAGTCAACGGCACTCTTGGGGGCTCGGATTACGCAATTGCATCAATCCCCGCTCTTGACCAAGTAGTGATCGGTTCCGGCAAAGGGTTTCTGTTCAACTCAACTTTGAACGGTTGGGTCCGCCGCATCACCTACTACCCCCGCCGCCTGAGCAATGCCGAGTTGCAGGCCATCACCGCTTAAGGAGCACCTATGTACACCGATTACTTCCTGAAATTCGCTGACGAAGCCGAGGCCAACGCGGCGCTGTTCGCCGAGCAGACCAACGTGCAAGGCGATGTGGTCGAGACGGTCTTGGTGCCCAAGTACGCGGCGGTGGATGTCATCGGCGTGATCTACAAGGCCACGGGCAACGTGCTGCCTGCTGAGGACGGCAGCGGCGAAGCGGTGGATGAGATGGCTCCGATTGATGGCTGGCACGCCAATGTGCGCCACACCGAAGAGGCTCCTGAATTGGAGGCTTTCCGCGTGTTTCCGGCAACGCCTAGCAGGGCTTGGGCCTAAATCATGCCAAGCAAGTCACCCGAGCAAGCGCGGATGATGGCCGCTGCTGCGCACGATCCTGAGTTTGCCAAGAAGGTTGGCGTGCCTGTCAAGGTCGCTAAAGAGTACAACCAA